GTTGCAAGCAACATGCTGCGCTCCGTAAAGGGGAAGCATAGCCTGCGATCAAAGCGCCACATTGCATCATGGGATGATGATTTCCTCGCCGAAATAATTAACACCTAAATCTCATGCGATTCCCCTGGGAACTGCCGCTCTTTCCATTGCAAAATTCGAGAAGGCGCTGCATGATCGCAGCGCTTTCTCTTGCGGTTTCGGACCAATCGACAACTTCCTAAAATCTTCGCTCGCGGATCAGATCAAGTCTGGGATGGTAACCGCTTGGGTAGCAACATCGAGGGATGATCCCGCAGTTCTCGGCTTTTACACCCTGAGCGCGATGGCTGTCCGCGCCATCCATGGCCCGCCAAAGTGGAAACGGTCAGGCATTCCGGACATCCCAGTCATCTACGTTCGGGCAGTCGCAGTTCGAAAGAACATGCAAGGGAAAGGACTGGGAACTGCTCTGTTACTGGATGCCATGACGCGGTGCTTGAATATTACTGAACAAATGGGCGCTGCCGCAATTGTTCTCGATGTTCTTGAAGACCAGAATTTTGACCAGCGCTGGAAATTTTATATCAATCTTGGCTTCCGGTCACTCGGCGACCCTGAAAGTCCAAGCCGTGTCTTCATTCCCATGGCAGACGTCCGCGCCACTCTCGCGTAATGTATTGCGAACAGTCACCGTCGAGCTGCAACCCAATGCGCCGCAATCTCCTTCAGCATCCGCGCCTGCGCGGCCTTGGCATCAAGATCCAGGTCCAGCCGCTTGCGCAGCTGGACCTGTGGTACCAGCAAGAAGACGGGCACGGTCGTCAAGCCACAACCAGTTTTTGACCACTACGCAACCTACATCCCACGTACATTCAGCCGCACCTCGGCCATAAGTCGTCTCGAACGCTAGCGCCATCTGCGCGCGCGCCCCTTGGGCTCGTGCCATGGGAATTCTCCTATTGGGAATGGGTCAGACCAATGGATCACTGGTGGTGTAGTGAAGATGGACCAGAATGATCGCGGCCTTAAACGCAGCCGCACCTTCAACCGGCATATCGATGATCTGTGGGGCCGCGGCCTCAACCCAATCACAAAGACCACCAAGGGTCCTATCGGCATGCAGAGCCGCACCAAGAGCGGAGGTCATGATGTCAAAATTCGCATCGCGGTGATCAGCCACATGCACGATCGCTTCGATCTCGGCCTTGTGCTCGTAGTGATATGTCAGCGGCGACAGCGTCACCTCCGGATCCCCGGGCTCACCATCACGCAAGATAAACAGCCCATCAGGCGGGATGCGTTCAGGCAAGATGCCGTCACGCAATGCTGCCTGTGGCAGCCCCAACAGCACGGAGTGTAAAGCCTGCAAAATTGTTTCGCGCTTGCTCATCATCAAAGGCGGTCCTCAATCCAATTTGCAACGATCAGCCTTGGCACTGACGAGATCGCTGCATCAGCGGCCTCCATCAAGCGCAGTCGCTTGTTCAGCCGCACCTGCGGCACAAGAATGAAGATCGGCACAGTGACCTGATTGCGCCCTGTCTTAGAGCGCGAGAGCGCGGCGATGCCTTTGGTGTTCAGGCGTGCCTTCTCAGCCACCAAGAGGCTGCCACCGCGCGGTCGGTATACAAACCGAAGCTTGATCCCCCGCCTGCGCTCCCACTCGCCCGGCGAGAACCTGCGCCCACCCGCAGCACGCCCCGCTGCCTCAGTTGGGATTGCCAGGTAAAACCCACTCTTTGATCTGATTGTGGCACCGCGCTCAAACGCGCTGAGAATGCGCGGTGCCTTTGTGTAGACCAGCGAGGCTGCGCGCAGACTGGTTTGCCCTTTTGGGAAATTGAGGTTGCGCACCGTATTGCCAAACCGCGTGCCAAGCCCGGCGGACACCACTTGTTGACGCCACGCAAATTTGAGATCGCCACCTGCGATCTGCATCGCTTTGCTGGTGGCCTTTTCGGCGGCCACAACCTGCTGCGCCATCAGCGCGATAAGGTCCGGTGAAAGGTCAATCCCGATGCGCATACTGGGCCTATAGCGCAGACGCAGATTGGTCCAACTTGGCTTGTTCTGGATCTAATAGCACCTCTTCAGAGTCTTCTTTACCCCTTGGTTTGCGCGCCACCTTGACATCAAGCGCCACAAGCTGACCGCTTTTGAGCGCATCCGCGGCCTGTGCGTCACTGATGCTTAGAACAGACCCAACGCCCGTGTTGGTGTGGCCAGCAACGATGCGGCCTGCTGTTTCGGTAATGGCAAAACGCGGCATCACCAGCCTCCTTTTACAAATTTGGGGTGTCGAACATGACAAGGTTGATCTCGCCAGTCGCCGTCCGTTGAATTGCAGAAATCGTATAAACTGGCTGGCCGGGTCGCTGCGATATCTGCACCTGATCACCCGGCTCGATCTCGAAAGGGACCAGCCCCGCATCCGCGGGACCGATCCAAAATTCAGCCACGCTGGCATTCAACATCCGGTCGCCACCAAAGCTGCCCCCTGCCCCGCTGATCGGCGAAAGGCCAGGGCCGTCAGAGAACACACCCTTTGTTGTATGCGGCGCGCGGCCCGGATCCCGCATACTGGCAGTATAAGGCAGGCGCAGCCTTGGGCGCAGAACCGCAACTTCCGAAAACATGCCGCCAATAGCACCCGACAGGAATACCTCAAGATCGTCAAACATGGAGGCCACGGTTTTGATCCTTTCGGATTATGTGCGCTTGGCTGGAATCAGCACACGTGGACGGGTGCAGTATTGCAGCGCGTTCATCTGGAACTCGAGGTTAACGCCCTTGCCGTTTGGCATCTCATATTGCTTGCCATAGAGCCGCTGTCCGGGTGTATTCACCGTCTCGATGTAATCGGCAGACGCATAAACCGTGCGGAACAGCCCCGGCACACCCATGGGCACAAGATGGCACTTATCGGTCTCGATGCCGACATTCTGACCGCCGCGGTAGTTCATCCAGGTGATCCCGCCGAACTCGAACGCGCCGTAGATGCCGGAATTGCCCGCGTTGATGTAGGCATTGCGCAGCGAGGCCGCATCCGCGTAGCCCTTGTAGGTATCACGCACTTCCTGGTGGGCGATGAGATCGTCAAAAAACGCATCCCCGCACAGCGCAATCACGCTCGTATAAGGTAAGCCGTCCAGAATATTGGCCATTTGGCGAATAACACCGGCGCATTTCTTGCGCAGCGCGCCGTCCGTGGCACCTGCGTTATCAAGATCAAAATCCACCACAGCCTGCTGGCTTTCACCAAACTCGGTGAAATAGTCAAAAAGCACCGAGCCATCCGCGTCCAGAAGCTGGCCGGTCTTGAGGATGTTCAGCCGGTGGTATTCCTCGGTCAGCGCAAAAAACTGACTGGCCTCAGCCGCACGGTCCGCGATCTTCTGCTGCAGACGCTCGACAGCCACTTCCTGGCCAAAGGCACGAACCTGCTGGACCTCATCGGCGTAAATTGCATCATCCACTTGGAAATGCGGCACTTTAAGCATACGCATGGCGCGTTTTGATTTGCCAAAGGTCTGACCCGTACCACCACGCGGGCTGGCCGAGACTAGCATGCGGTTTTGCTCCTTGTCCTTCTCGATGGCAATATCGAGCGTGTCGATGCTGGTGGTCTGGAACAGCCCCATCTGGCCAATGCGCGAGGGCGTGTATTTGATCTCACGAAGCGCATCCGTGAGGCGCATGACGCTGAATGCGTCTTGGCTGAAAATGTTCAGTATCGACATGGGAGGTCCTTCTCAGTGTTTGGCGTCATGTGACCACACCAGAAACAAGAGTGCTTGCATTTTGTGCTTGCATCTGTATTTCTGTCTGGCATGAATAGTAAGCACCGCAAAACCTTGGCCGTTGTTTACACCGACCCGGTTTCCGGCACCATCGAGTGGATGGCGATTGAGGGGTTGCTACTTGCTGCAGACGTGCAGCGGATCGAAGGGCGTGGATCGCGCGTAAGATTTGAAAAAGATGGCGAAATCGTCACTTTTCACCGATCGCATCCAGGCAAGGAAGCAAAACGGTATCAAGTTCGCGACGCCCGTGACTTTTTGGAACGCATCAAGGTTACACCATGACAAACAGCATGACTTACAAAGGCTATGCGGCCCGCATCGAGTACGATGATGATGATAGCATCTTTGTGGGGCATATCGCCGGGATCACAGACCGCATTGGTTTTCATGCCGATACTGTGGACGCCCTGCGCGCTGCATTTCACGAAGCCGTGGACGATTATCTCGACACATGCGCGAAGACCGGCAAAGAGCCACAAAAAGCCTACTCAGGCAAAATGATGTTCCGCGTCAGCCCTGACATACACCGAAAGGCTGTGCGTGCGGCAGAGCTTCAGGGCAAGAGCCTGAACCAATGGGCGGAAGACATCCTGTCACGCGCGACCGTTTGATCACCGCACGATGATACCGACGCCTGCGAGATCGGCCTGTGCAGAGGCCTTTTCGCCGGCCTGATCGCGATCGGCATGATAGGTCAACACGTGACCATTCACCTCAGCGTCGCGCACGATTGCAGCAATCCCCGCATCAGCAGAGGTGGCGTCACATCCATAGAGCGCCACAGCAATAGCTGTCTGCGAGCCATCTGTCGCGCCAACTGCTGAGGCTACAAACTTGCCGGATGCAGCAACCTTGCCGAGCAGAGTACCCGGCGCGATGATCCCAGCACCGCCGCCGATGGTGATGTTTTCCCGCGAACGCTGGCCATTGGCCTCAGTCATCAGGAACTCGCCGGGGTGCCGGCCTTCAATCAAAACTGTCATTTGGTGTTTTCCTCAGATCTGGTTGTGGCTCAAACGAACCGATTGTTTGCTTGCGCCACGGCGGCCGACCAGCCACCCTTGACCTTTTCCGAAGGGTCAGCGCGGGCGCCGGAGGCATCGCCACCAAACTCGTTTTCACGCGCAGCGCGATCTTCAATGGACGCGACAGACGATGCTTTTGGGGCCATGCCCAGAACCTTGATCGCTTCCTCAGCGCTCATGCTTGTCTCAAAGGCAAAGCCCATGGCCTGCGATTCACGACCGGCGGCCGCCGCGCAGGTCAGGATGCTTTTGATCCGGGCGGTTGCTTCGGTCTTACCAGCCGACACGCCTTGCGCGCGCGCCTGATCGACGGCAGCGTTCAGCTGCGCCTCTGTGATGCCCGCAGTTTCAGGCTGCGCGGCAGCTTGGGTTGGATTGCTCATGGCAAATCCCTTCCTTGTTTTGACAGCCCCGAGGGCCACGGTGGAGAGGTTGGACAGAACGTCGTCAAGAGAGGCTACGCGGTCTGCGAGCCCCTGATCGATGCCGTCTTGCCCGATGAAAGTGCGCGCCTGCGTCGCACGGATAGCTTGCTCGGTGATGCCTGTGCGACCCCGCGCAACAAGCCCCACAAACTGGTCGTAAAACTTCATCACTTCCGTTTGCAGATCAGCCTGCACGGTGTCCGACAGCGGGCCGAACGGATTACCGTCGACCTTGTGCTTGCCTGCGTAAATGAGCGTCGCGCGGACGCCCTTTTGCTCCAGCTCGCCTGAGCGATCGAGATGGGTCAGCACCACACCGATTGAGCCCACAATCGAGGTCGGCGAGACCACGATCTCATTGGCAGCACTCGCGATGCCGTAAGCCGCCGAAGCCGCCATATCGTTCACAAAAGCCGTGACCGGCTTTGACGCCCCCAGCCTGCGGACCTGCTCAGCGACGGTGAACATACCTGTCGCCTCACCGCCGGGGCTGTCGATATCCAGCAGGACAGCATAAACATCTGGATCATCGGCCGCGTCGCGCAGCTGTGCTGCAATGCCCTCGTAGGACACCATCCCAGAATTGGCCCCGATCCACGCCCCGCGGTTCACGAGGCTGCCGACGATCGGGATCATAGCCACGCCGCCCGCGACCGCGTATTTACGCGCACGCCCATCTTCGCCGTATCTGTTGCCCAGAAACTGGTTTGCATCCGGGCGCAGGCCCTCGATCTTGGCCCCGTCCATCGGTAACCGCCCCTGCAAGACCTGCAGGATGATCTCAGCCTTGGTTGGGTGTAGCAAAAGTGGGCGGTTCAAAACCCGCGACGCAATATGCGTCAGCGAGGGCCCCTCAGGCGCCTGCATGATTGTGGGTGGATCGCTCAACGGACACCTCCTGTCGAAATAGCGCGGCGGCGTGGCGATCTGCCCTGCGATGCGGCGCATTTTTCCTCAAAGCCGCGAATGACCAGCATCAGACGGTCCGGGCTGGCCGCGTGGAACGTGGCCGAACGGGAAACTCCCGTTGGGCCCGCCGTGAACGACACTGTCGCTGCAGCCTGACCCGCGATCAGCCGGTAATAGACCTCGCGCAGGGCTTTTGCGGCCGCGCAGGGGTCATTTTCGTCAATCGTCAAAGTTGTCATGGAGCATCCTCTTCGTCGTCAGCCTCATCGCTGTCCTCATCGCTATCGTCAGCATCTGAATTGGCTGCAATTGCTTGCGGGCCACCGCCTGCAGCCCCCATCATCATCGGCTCAGACAGGTTGTATTCGGCCCGCAAGAGCCGTTCGGCGGCCAGCTGTTGGTAAACATCATCAACATCAACGCCGAGATCATTGCAGATCATGGCGTCTGACATCACGCCAAGCCGCTTCCATGTCTCATGCGACTTTGCTTTCTTGAGATCATCAGCGGTGGTGCGCGGTGCCCCGCGCCATTCCGCCCGGCAGGCCGCTGTCCGGTTGGCCAGAAACGCCTCATACCCGCCCGGAAACGCGATGCCGCCACTGGCGATTTCCTCTTCCAGCCACGCCTCAAAAACCGGCTGGCAAAATGGCGCGATGATGTTTTGACGACGCGCCTTGGTAATGGCGAAGATTTCAGCCGTGGCTGCCTGCAAGGACGAATAGGTGGCGCCGCTATTGTCACCCGTCGCACTCTCATAGGTCAGCCCAAGGCAACGTGCGATTTCGCGCAACAGGTGCATCGAGAAGTCTTTGTAATTGGATGAAGGCTGGTTGCTGGTGTGGAACGTCAACTCTTGGCCCGGAAACAGATGCGCAAGGCGACCGTTGATACCAACATCAAGCGAGGAGCCGTCATAAAATCCGGCCAGCATATCGATATAAGCCTCCATGGGGGCCACACCCTCGGACGCCATCCTTGCCTGCTCTTGAGGCGTCAGCAGCCCCGCCAGCACCTCCTCTGTTGGCTCATCAGACGTGATCGTCGCTGCAAACAGCGTTTGCACAATCGCAGCCATCAGCGTCGCATCAGCCAGCTGATCAAACTGGCGCGCAACCTGCAGCGCGGGCGTCATCGGAGAGATACCCCGATGCGTGCCCGGCAGCCCATCAAAGATATGAATCACGCGCGGCCGCCCTGCCCTGTCGCGCGCACGCACATCATATTCGACATCATGCTTCAACAGATCCTTACGGATCGCCCGGTAGCCCACGGGCATGCCGTCAGCGTCAGTGTAGACCCCGTTGATCAGCCGCTTCATGCTTTCGGTTTTGCGCGACAAGCGGTGCGGTGGCAGCAAACGCACCTTGGTGCCATACCGGTTCCACGGCCTGCGCCGAAACGGCAGCTCGGCGAGTATTTCGCCAGTGATCAGCCATGCGCGAAACGCCGCACTTTGCATCTGCCCAAAGGTGCGCAGGCCCTGAATATCGCATTCTTGCGCATTGCGCGCCCACAGCTCAAACCGCCGCTCGACAGTTTTAGACCACTCAGATGCTTCGACACCCGTCATGCCAAAAGTCTCATTCTCGGGGATAGATTTAAGCCGCAGCCCTGTACCAACCGTGTTGGCCACCGCCTGATCAACGGCGCCGGCCAACCAGCCGTTGTTGTGCAAAAGATCGCCCACGCGCGCAGCAGCATCATCCCACGCATCAGCAATATCGTCTTGTGCCTCGCGCAATGCTGGCTTCCAGCCTGCAAAAGTTACCCCCCGACCGCCGCGCATGTACTGCCCGGTCGGCCGAGAGGCTACCTCGCCACCAGTGGTCGGCGCAGGCAGAGGTGAACCCGTGATCAGATCGCGGACCTTCGAGATAATGGACATGCGGTTACCTGTTCAGTCTGCTGCCCGCATGCGAGAAGCGTTTTCGAAGTGCGCCATCACCCGAGCCTCGGGAGTAAGTGCACTCTGATGATGGCGGCTGATCACCCTGGGTGGAACTGTCAGAGGTGCCAGAAGAAGGATCTGCCTGCTCTGAGCGCGCAATACCCTCGGGGATGCGTTGAACGTTGAGCGTGTAACCGATGGCCGCACACATGGCCTCACAATCTAAAAAATGGTTATGCCGCGACCGTTTCACCCATTTGGGCCGGCCTTCCACAACCATGCGCGCCTCCGAGGTCAGCTGCTTGCAGTAATCCTCAGTCACCTCGCTGTGGACAAAGAATGCGCCTGGCACATCCATCGGCGTGCGAATGCGCGAGACCACCAGTGATTTGAAAAAATCGGTCGATAGCAAAACCAGATTGACCGAGTAAAGCGCGCGCTTACCGTCAGGCTTGGCCTCGATCTTTGAGACCCGGTAGGGTGGCGTCATCACATCGCGGCCCTTGGTGGGCCAACACAGCCAGTGGTATCTGCGGCAGAACTCATAGACCTTATGCTCGTTGCCAAGCTCGGGCTTGTCCGGACGAAACCCACTGTCGATAAACACCTTTTCGATCTGCATGCCCACCACTGGCTGCAGCATTAGCTCTGCCAGCTGCGACCAGACCTCATCGCTGTCGGTCGGCCCGTAAAGCTGGCCTGCATCGATCAGCCATGATGTGCCACGCGCACCAAAGGCGCGCATAACAAACACCAGCGAGAACTTTTGCACATCAACGCCCATCACCAGCCGCAGACCGCCTATGGGCACTTCGCCCGCCTTGTACGGCAAGCGGCGCTCCATGATCTCCTGCCATTCGGGCACGTCGCCCGAGGCAATCATCGAATAGCACTCGCCAAAGCTGGCGTTCATGGCCGTCTGCATCCGGTCGTGATCGCCAGATTGCAGCGCGGTCAGATAGGTCTCCGCCCGCTGACCCCATGACACGAACGGCGAGCACAGCCCCGAGGTCCACATCGACAGGGTGGAGCTTTCCTCAGGCGCACCGCTGACAACAGGACTGTCGTTGACCAGTGCCACGCCCTGGCCCGGTGCCACCATATGGCCGCGCTGGTTCATCCAGCGCTTGTCGTCTTCGGTGTGAATACCGCCACAGCGCGGACAGCTCAGATAGGCGTCACGCTTTGCCTGCGAGGGTGTGGCACGATCAGGCCAATGCAGCTGTTTGAACCTCGGGATGAAATACTCGTCACAATGCTTGCAAGGCCACGCCCAGTGGTGCCGTGTGCCTTCCTGAAACAGCTTCCAGATCGGGCTTTCCAAATCCTCAGGCGCAGACCGCGCCCAGAACTCAAGCCCGGTGTCCTCATCCACAGCAATCTCCACAAGGCCCCTCGCTGGTGTGCTGGTGATCGCGGTGACAAAATCGGCATATGTCTCGCCCCGGGCCTCAACCAGACCCAGCACATCGCCCTGCCCTCTCACATTGGCCATCATTTCGTCGAACTCGTCGATCAGCGCCAGAGCGGCCGGGTCGGATTTTAGGGCCGAGGATGATCCTGCATGGGCAAGACGAATGCGCACCCCTGCAACATGCTTGAGGGTTTTCT